TAAAGTATATAAGAATTAATGCTAACACCCGAGCTATATTATTTAAGCAACTTTATTAATTTAAGGTTGCTTTTTTTATTTAAATTAAACAAGTAGTTATAAACAAGTAGTTAAACAAGTAGATATGAAAACAGAATGGCAAGAGATCGCTAAGAGAGTAGCTAAGAATTTAGATATACCAGAGAAGGAGGTTATAGATGAGATTAAAGAGTATACAAAACATTTAAGAGAAGGGATAAGAAAGTTAAAGAAAGTAGACTTTGACTTCTATATGGTAGGAAAATTAAAACCTTCTTCTAAACGTGTCAATGAGTTTTATAATAAACATACGTATTATAGGGAACATTATAAACCATCTAAGATAGAAAAGGAGAGGCAAGATGTTTTCTTTAATTTCTTTGAACGTTGGGAGGCTTTAATGAAAAAGGGACGATGGAAAGTCAAAGGACAGTTTAATCCATTTAAATGAAAGTTATCCACAAATAATATTTATTATTACTTATAATTCAATTATAGTAGTAGTTTTGTCAAAACAAATAGAAGTATGTTAAAAGATTATTCAGAATGTACAGTAAAGACTTTAAAGCCTGATAATTCTAAGATAGCTAGAGCTATAGGCACTAGATCTAAATATTGGCAAGAGGGTCGCACTATATCTGTAAGTTTTATGGGAGGTACCCAACCACAGATAGATTTAGTTAAACAAGGTATTAGTCAATTAATGGGGTTCATTAATTTACGTTTTGTATATGTGGTAGATCATGGAGACATTAGAATATCATTTGTAGAAGGAGGGGGTTCTTGGAGTTACTTGGGTACTGATGCTAAGTATGTACCTAAAAGTAGTCCTACAATGAATTTTGGATGGTTACACCCTAGTACTCCTACAGACATAGGTACTGTTAAGCATGAGTTAACGCATATGATTGGTGCTAATCATGAGCATCAGTTTCCTAATGGTATTACTTTTATTTTAGAAGAGATTAAGAAAGATCTACAGCATTGGACAGATCAAGATATAATTAATAATATAATTAGACAGTCTGATCCAAGTAAAGTAGATACTACAGAAGATTTAGATTTAAATAGTATAATGCTTTATGCCTTTCCTGCTCGATGGAATAAGGAAGGAATCAGTACTAAGGTGAATACTGATTGGTCTCAGGAAGACAGGAAATTCTGGAGTAATATTTATCCTAAAAAAGATAAGTATAAAGAAGCTCTTCAACGGGTTTATGCTGATAAAAATATTGTAGACTTATTAAAATCTACTCATACTGCTGTTGCTAATATTTTAGGGGCATCATATGAAGGTAGAGAACAAGAAGTAATTAAAAATATTAAACATGAAATTTCTAAAGCTTGATGCATTATCAAAGCAGCCTAGATTAAAAGCTGATGACTCTGCGACTTTAACATTTAGTACTATGTATGAACTTTCGCAAGAAGATTTTACTATGTTAAATGATTGGAGCTATGAGAAAGAAGAAGTTAAAGTTATAGCTGTAAAGGAGGATGACTATATTGATTTCATTCTATCAGAGGCTAAAAAATTAACCACTAATATTACGGTATGATCTTCGAGATTCCTATTTATGTAATGAAGTATGACATAACCTCAGAGGCTCCAACTCATGTAGATGATTATACGTCTATACTTAAGGTATTTACAGAAATGATATCTAATTGGGCGGAGTTAAAGAATGAAGAGTCATCTCATACTTTTTTAGAAGAAGATAATGCAAATTCAATGACACAGTTAACTATAGGTAATGATGTGTATTTAGTGAATTTGTATACAAAAGACTTTGAAGCGTTGTTATTGAAACAAATTAAAGCGTGGAAGGGGCCTTATACAGAAAAGACGTTAGTTTTGAAAAATTATCTAGAAAATATTTGAAAATAATAATATTTAGTATTATATTATTAGTATGGAACAGTTAGAACAAGAAATTAAACAAGACAATATAAGAATGAGCACTGTTAGAAGTGTCAGTAAGATAGAGTTAATTAAATTCCAATTGGAATGGATTTTGAGTAATTCTCATGTAGAGATAAATAATACTCAATTACTAACTCTATCTTACGTGTTCTTATATCAGGAAAAAGCCCCCTTAATGTTAGTTCGAGATGGACATATCAAAAGAGAGAAGTCTATTGAGAATGTTATGAGTAAATTTAGAAAGAGAGGACTTATTCAAGGAAAGGGACAATCAACACGTCTGCATCCAGGTATAACTCCTACCTTATCTGACATTGATTTCACAATTAAATTTAGGTTAAATGGCAACTAGTAAAAAATCAGACTTTTTCGAGTCTAAAATTGGTAAGACTCAAGGCCTTAGAACAGAAAGTTTCAAATCAGACTTAGGTGTAGCAGGTTGCTTCATTGAGAATGCTGGTGAAGTCATCCAAACATTTGATGATACCTTTTATGATGTAACAGAAGAAAAGGTAAAAATTAAAGGGGATGATGCTATTAATTTGATTCGTTTGCTTTGGGGTAAGATTGAAGAATCTTATAGTGAATGTCTAGGTAAACAAGTAGAGATAGAATTTGGAGATTCTGCATCTGCTAATTTATTGGAGACAGTAGTAAAATTCATTATTAAAAATTAAGAATTAATTATGAATTTAAAGTTTAATGGGATAGAATTGGAGATTACTAGAGAAAAGGTAATTAATTATCTTTTTGCAAAGTATAATTCACTTCTATCTCAATTAACGAAACAGGTATTAGGTAGTTCTTGGAGAGATGACCAAGCTAATTGGCGTTTAGAACAAGTAACTAAATTTTCACCTGTATGTATTGAAAAAGGGTTTTGTATACAATGTGGCTGTGAATGGGCAGATAAAAAGCATTATGAGCAAGAACCTTGTGATAAGAAGTGTTATCCACGATGGCTAACTCGCCATGAGTGGGAAGTTCTTCAGACATTGAAGGACGAAACACAGAGATTAGAATTTATCAACCTTATAACAATTAATGACAATGAGTAAAGTAATTGGAATGACTCAACCTAATCAAGTGCCTAATCCAACGGCAAATCAAATGCCTAATGTAGATCCTGCTCAGGATGCTATGGCTAGAGCTACACAAATGTTTAGAGTGCAGTCTTTAGTATTGGCAACGTCTGTATATAATGGGACAGGTGTAGCACCTGCCGAAGTAGAGAAATGTGCAGATTCTTTCTTTAAATATTTAATTGGAGCATAATGTTACAGTTTGAAAACACTACAGTAGATTTGGGAGTATTTCCTAAGTCTACTGTTATACATTTTGAAGTACCTGGTAAATCTATATCTGATAAGGAATTGGATCTAGAGATTAAACCTAGTTGTGGATGTACTAGTGTGAGTAACATTAAAGTAAAGCCTCAATCAGCGTTTAAGATTAAAGGTACTATTAGTGGACGGTCTATGTCTGGAGAAAAGAAAATATCAGTTAGACAACCTGAAGTACATGTAATTACCTTAAAGTATACTATCAAATAAAGATTAGATAAAGATTAAATAATGCTTAGATGAAAATCAAGACAAGAAAACAAATGAAGAGGTATCTTAAATATTATGAGCGAATCAATAAAAATTTAAAATATCTCAATAGACAAGGCATTAATCCTTTACTACCTGAGTATAGGCTAAAGATCGTTAAGTCAGGAAAGAAAGTATATTTTAAGTTAGAGAAGAGAAATAACCAGTTATTTTTAATAGGACTTATATGATTATATATAAAGATGATGACCATACTTATAAGAACAGCTATGGAGATATGTACACCTCTGTTACTACTGTTATAAAAGAATTTGTACCTGTAGTAGATTGGGTTAAGATGTCAGAAGTGTATTTGAAGAAAAGAACAAATGCACAGGTAGTACTAGATTTAGCGACTAAGTGGGGATTATCTACAGACGATATCATTACTAAGTTTGGGGATACTTTTACGCCAGAAAAATTAAGGGGTATATGGAAAGCTGCTGGAACTAGGGCTACTACTGGAGGGTCTAATTGGCACAACTGGAAAGAGATTCAGGATGCAAAGATGCCTAATACAGTATTAATACCTATGTATGATGGGATTAAAAGTTTTAATCCAGAAAGTATGAAACCTAATACTACTTACTTAGAGCCTATACTTAGAGACCATGCTAGTAGATTAGCAGGACAAGCTGATAAGACTGTTCTTAAAGAAGTCAGCTCTAAGGTTCGAGATTATAAGACAGTAAATAAAGACTTAGTACCTGATGTAAAAGCTTATTATAAGCCTCAATTACGTAAAAAAGTAGCTCCTACTTTCAAATCACCTTTGAAGCATCTTAAACATTCTTCCTACTGGGAGTATGCTGTACAACTGTCTTTGTATGGTGTAATGTTATCTGATATTGGGTTTCCACCTGAAGAACTTATTATAGATCAAGTTAAGACTGAATGGGTTAAAGAGGAGGATGTTACAAATCATTTTGTAATAGACACTGATGAAGAGATAAATAAAGTTAGGATTGTAACTGAGGTTATACCTATAGAACTACCTTTTTTAGAAGAAGAAGCTAGGACTATACTTAAGTATAAACGTTCGCAATTAATTTAAATAAACAATGAAGCAAGCTATTAAAAAAGTTAAGAGTCACGATTATAAAGTCCCTGTATATGATATTACATCAGAGGGACTTGTTAGTATTGGAGAGATTCCATTGAAAATAGTAAAGGGATCTAAAAATAATGAAGAGAATGATGAATCAAAACAAAAGGGTATAATAGTTGAGAATTTGATAGAACTTTGTATTGACCATTTAATGAGTGTAAATCAGGGTATTTTATCAACTCGTGATACACTATTAGCAGTAGATTCATTAGAGACAGCATTATTACGTTTAGAGAAGCGTAGTAAGAATCGAAGTAAACGTAATGTAATTACTACATATCAGCAGTAATGTTGGAAGTGAATCATATTGAAATTCTACGATTTATAGAATTAATAAAAGAGTGCTTTCCTAATGCTGAACAGATTTGTACACAAGGGTCTTGCATTAGGTTTGCATTACTTTTACAACATCAATATCCTAAAGGAAAGATTTTATACAATATAGATCATGCTATTTTTGAATATGAGGGACAGTACTTTGATATAGGAGGTATAGCAATTAAAACTACTCATATCCCTATTGAAGAGTATGGTATATTAGCATTAGATAAACTTTTAAAATTAAGATATGGCACAGTCTGATCACTTTTTTGATCTTGTCAATGATAAGGTGGTATTAAATCCTCATGTTATAAATATACCTGAACTAAAAGAAGTATATACTAAATATGGAATTCCAGGGATTAACTATGTATATTACATGGCACATCCTGAATCTCCTTATAGAAATTATGAAGAGGATAAGAAACAAGAGGAGGTAAAGAAAGATCATAAAGGAGATTATAAGCCTGATGATGTTGAAATAGTAAGAGCGATAATAAAAGTGACAGATATTTATTCTACCCCTAAGTTACGTTACTATGAGGGCCAAAAGGTTATGTTAGATAGGTTAGCTGCTTATTTAAAAAATACACCCTTGGATGATGATAATCAAGATGGTAATTTTGATAAGGTTATAAAGTTATTTGAGAAAGGAGATAAGATACTAAGCAGTTTTGATAGTGCAGAAAAAGCTAAAGAGGCTGAACGTAAAGGTAGAGGTAATACAAAATTAGCATATGATCAAATCTAATTTAATTCAGAGCGTTAATACTACTAGGATAAAAATTCTAGAATCTGTATTAGAAGAGCAAAGTAAAAAGATAGATAATTTAGAAGCTACAGTAAGTAAACTAGAAGCATGGCAAGAAGAGCAAATGTCCAAGACCTTAAATCAAATATTTTTAAATGGGATAGTAAGAGTAAAATACTTACTAAAGAATCTATTACACCTGAAGAAAGACTAGCACTTATTGATAGGGTATATAGGTTACCAGGAGAAATGAATTTAGATGAGAGAATTTCTAGGGCAAACAAAGAAGCTAGGGATTTTCAAAATAATGGTTACTTCTGTGATAGAGTACCAGGTTCTAGAGATTATAAGATATACTGGGATACTCAAAAGGCACTCATATATGGAGGGCTTTTAATAGATGATGAATATTATATTACAGGAGATACTTATTGGTATTTGAATTTTGCTGAAATTACGTTTAAGGGCGGTATTACTATGCAACCAGAAATTCGAGATACGGATATCTGGTTTTTTCAGTTAATAGAAAAGGCGGAGTTACAAAAAGAATTTACAGTTACAGCTAAGGTACGTCAGTTTGGATTTTCTTTAAAACTGTTATCTAAATTATTAAAACGATTCTGGTTTGAGCATAAATTTAAGGGAAAATTTTCTGCGTCTGATGATGAATATTTGACATCAGGATGGCAAGTATTAGAGGGATATAGAGATTTCTTAAATGCAAATACCGGGTGGCATAGAAACTTAGATCCTTCTGGAAAAGGATATTGGCAGCAACGTTTACAGATGCCTGATAAGTCTTACTTAGGAAACTTCTCTACACTTAAAACTGTAAATACAAAGAACAAAGCCTCTCAAATAGTATCAGGAGCTACATCAGAGGCTTTTATAGATGAAGCAGGAATTAGTAAAAACTTAGGTGAAGTACTAGGTCTTTTAACACCTGCCTTAATGGATGGAAATATAGTTACAGGTTGTGTACATGTAGGGGGTGCAGCAGGTAATGTATCTGAGAGTCAACAATTAAAAAGTATTATTTATAATCCTGAAGCTTATAATATGTTGGCGTTACCTAATGTATGGGGTAATAAACCACATCAAAAAGTAGGTATATTTGTACCTGCATATTATTCATATGGTAGTTGTAAAGATGAGTTTGGAAATAGCTTAATTGAAGAAGCTAAGATAGCACTAGAAGAACAGGCTCAAAAGGAGAAGTTAAAATCCTTTGCTGATTATCAGATTTTTAAGGCCCAGTATCCTCAAACATTAGAGGATATGTTCAAAACACGATTAGAGAATATATTTCCAACAGAACTTATTGAACCTCATTATGAATGGTTAACACAAAACTATGAGCCCAATGCAGTTACTTTACATCGTAATGAAATAAAAGTATTTCATAAGTTAGGAAGTAAATATCCTGTAGTAAAAGATTTTCCTGTAAAGCGTAGGACAATAACGCATGGTGCCGTATGTGTAGTAGAACCTCCATTATCTAATCCTCCTTTTGGTTTATATTATGCAGGAGTGGATACTGTAACGCCTATTAAAACTACTTCATCGGTATCTCTACAGTCTATTCATATTTATAAAGCGTCTCATGAGATTGATGGAGAATATGATCAAGATAAATTAGTAGCTTGGTATACAGGACGTTGTGAGGATCCTTATGAAACATATCAAATAACACTAGATTTAATTGAGTGGTATAATGCTAGAGCATGTATAGAGAATAATAATAGAAACTTTATACAATGGATGATAGGCAGAAAGAAAACGGGGTATATGATGAAAAAGAATCAGATGCCTTTAATTAAAGATATGGTAGTTAGAGCTTCTACAGATACTTCTGATTATGGTATTACAACTACAACTGAATTTAAGAAGGATCTATTTAATATACTAGTAGAATATTGTAGGGAGATTATAGGCTATGAATTTAAAGAGGATGGTACTGAAGTGCCGATATTTGGGGTTACAAGAATAAAAGACGAGATGGTTTTAAGAGAGATGTTGGACTTTAATCCTCATCCTAAATTTAACTGTGATAGATTAATTTCATATGGTTTATCCATTTTTGCATCTAAGTCTAATACTAACCGAGGCATAATAGTTAAGTCTAAAATTAGAGAAGATAACAAAAAAGTTGTAAATTATAGAGAAGAACTCGCAAAAAGTTCTTTACTAAATAGAGGCTTTCATAATGTAAAATTAGGATTCTAATGAAAAGTGATGTAAAATTTATATTAAAACAATCGGAAAAATTTAATAAAGATGGCACAGCTAGTGATGCAGTAAAGGCAATATTTGAGTATTATGAATCACATGGGTTTGAACAAACATCAGCAAAGAGTACAAAATATACAAAGTTGCATAATCTTGCTCATGGTAAGATTAATAAGGAAGATTATATAAAAGAATCAGTCCCTAAGGAATTAGAGTTTAATTATCAGGATGCTAATCTTGATGATGTGGGATTGAATTTTTATCCTATTATTCCTGTATTTAGAAATGCAATTTTAGGAGAGTATGATAAAAAATATATTAAATATAGTTCTAGGGCTGTAAATCCTGAAAATACTAATCAGGTTATAGAACGTATGGATGCGGATTTACGAGATAATTTAATAAGACAAGCAGAGAAAGCTTTTTTAGCAGAGAATCCTAATCCTGATGAAGATCAAATAGAAGCGTTTAAGAATAGTGAGGAAATAAAAAGAATGTATAAGCTAGAATATAGGACTGAAATTGAGAAGTGGGCTATACATACTATGAAGAAAGAGGATATGAAGTTTGATATGAAAGATATTGAACGTGGTATTTTAGATCAATGTATTATTACTGAGGATCCTGTAGTGCATTGTAACTACCATAATGGAGACTATTTTCCAGAACGATGGAATGAAAAAGATGTATTTTCTTTAAAGAGTACTGATTTAGATTGTTATTCAGAAAGTTTAATGGTAGGTAAATTTGGGGCGTTAAATATAGCGTCGATCTTAAATAAATATGCAGATAAATTAAGTGAGGATCAAATTCTTCATTTGGAAACATGGTTATCAAAGTATTATGCTAATGGCTTTACTGTAAATGGTATGTATGATAATCTGACTGGAAACAGGAATCAAGATAAAGATTCTATTCAAAACTGGACTACCTTTAAGAGTTTAGAACGAGGTGATAGACGTTATGATGATATAAGTCAAGATTTATTTAGAGAAACTACTATTTATTTTCTATTACCTAGAAAGGCAGGATACTTAACGTATAAGAGTAGAGGTGAAGAATTTAAAACTATTGTTGATGAAACTTTTGTCCCTACATTTCTTCCTAAGTATGACGGAAAGAAACACCTAGATAACCTTATTGAAGGGGAGCATGTAGAATGGTTTTACTATAATGAATTATGGAGAGGTATTAAATTAGATATAGAAACAAGTAATGAAAATTATTCTACCTCTACGCCTGATGGAGAGTCTATTTGGATAGAGTTACAGAAACATGATATTCAGTATACAGATCCTAAATATAGATATGGCGTTTTAATTCCTGTATATGGAGGCTCTATATCTAATAGATATAATGAATCACAAAGTTTAGTATCTAAATGTGCATCCTGGCAGATATTTTATAATTGGATTTGGAATAGAAACGCACAATTATTAGCAACAGAAGTAGGACGATTTTTTGCCTTCAATCAATTAGCTATCCCAAGTGAATCTATGGGTGAATCATGGGGTAAGAATAATATCTTAAAATGGGCTCTTACTGGTAGGGATACTTCATTAGCACCTTTAGATTTGTCTATGAGTAATATGGGACAAAATGCTATGCAAATGGCAGGAGGTATTGGTCAAGTAGTAGATTTAAATAGAACAGCAGATATTTTAGAGAAATCTAAATTAGCGTCTATTGTTAAGAATGAATGCTTCCAGATTATAGGAATGACCCCTGAATATTTATTTGGGGATATATCACCTAAGCAAACAGCTACCTCTGTTATTCAAGGTATGCAGCGTTCATCTAATCAAGTACAATATTTATTTACTAGATTGCATCAAGTTTTGAGACGTTTAAGAGCAGGTATGTTACAGACTGCCCAATATATTGAAAGTCAAAATCCAACTAGTCAAGTAGCGTATTTAACCAGTGATGGTACTAGACACATATTTTCAACTGCTACGGAAGGCTTTTTATTACATCAATTAGATATCTTTATAGAATCATCATTATCTGATATAGATACACTAGAACGTATTAAACAATATACCCTTCAAACAAATACTTTAGGCGCAGATGCGTATGAACTAGGTATAATACAAACTAGTACTTCTACACCTGAATTGATGGGAGTTTTAAAGAAACTGCATGAAGAGAAGAAAGAAGAATTAGAAAAACAGCAGCAGTTAGATATGAAGAAACATGAAGAAAGTTTACAAGCAGCTAGAGAAGCTCAAGAGAAAGCTTTACAATTTGAAGCATCTGAAAATGCTAAAGATAGAGAAACAGAATTAGACAAAGCTGGTATTGTAGCGTTAGGATATGCTAATGATGAGGTAGATGAGATAGTAGCACAAATAGAAAAATTAAGATCACAATCAGAAGCTTTAAAAGATAAGAACAGAGAATTTGAGTATAAAGAAAGTTTAGCTAAGAGTAAAGATGCACAGACTAAAGCAGGGATTGAGACTAGTAAAGAACGTCTTTTATTAGATAGACAATTAAAATTAAAAGCAGCTCAACAAAAGGATAAAGAGCTAGAATTAAGGGAAAAAGAGATAATAGCTAGGAACAAAAGAACAAAAGTTTTATAATAATTTGGTATTGTGAACTATTTGTTCTAAATTATAAATAATAAAATTTTTAAAACAAGCTTATGCAACTAGAAGGTTTTGCAAACATTGATTTCAATAATCCTTTTCAGAATTTGGAAACGACTGAAGGCGAAGAGGATAATTTAGAGTTAAGCTCAGATGAAAAAGATACAGATACTTCAGAAGAAGTAATGCCTTTAGAATCAGATGAGGAATTATCTACAGATACATCAGAAGAAGTAGACACCGATGCTGCTGTAGAAGAAGATAATACTGATACTGATAAATGGGAACTTACAGATGAGCAGGCTCCAGAAATATTGAATGCTTTAGCGCAACTTGGGATGATTACTGAAATTCCTGAGGAGATAGATCAAGAAAATATTGATGCTAATGCAGCTAAAGAAATTTTGAAATTTAGGGATAACAAACTTGTAGAGGAAGCTAGACTAGAAGGAGCTAAAGCAGCTCAAACTAGAATAGTAGGCAAATTAAGTACTACTTTACAAAAGGCAGTAATTCAGAATTTGCAGAATCCTAACATGGAAGATAGTGAGCTAATCAGTTATCTTCAAGGGATACAAAATGCAGGTAAGATTACAAACCTAACGCCTGACAAGAATGCAGAAGAAATAGTTCGAGAAGCATACAAAGCTGAAGGCTATAAACCTACTCAAATTAATGAGAAGGTAGCGGATCTGATTCAATTAGATAAGTTGACACGAGAAGCAGAGATTCTTAAGCCTAAATTGGATGCTAGAGCACAGTCTATAGTTCAAGCACAAGAAGAACATGCTCGTAAGATAGCTGACTTTGAAGTGCAAAGACAGACAGAATTACATCAGAGAACTACTAAACTTTTGAATTCAGGGGCAATAAGTGGTATTCCTTTATCAAGGGAATTAAGTTCTTTTTTATATACTACACTAATGAATAATGAAGTGCCAGTAGATATTAAAGGAAAGAGAGTAGAGATGGGTGCATTAGAAGCACTGGTCATGAATAATAAATATTCTAAAGAACCAGAGGCTTTGGAAAGAGTAGCATTAGCTGCTATTGTACTTAAGGATGGTGTAGAAGAATTGAATAAACATCTCTCTAAAAGAGTTATCACTAAAGAAACAGAAAAAGCAGTTAAACAATTTAAATTTTCAAATAAAAGAAAGACGAGTTCTACAAGTTCACGACCCGTGAGTAAAGAGGAGGATGCGCCTTTCACTATAAGATTCTAAGATGAAAATACAACCTTTAGTATTGAATAACGGAGTTTATCTCCAAACTACTGAGCACAATCATAAGAGTCACTTAGATTCCGCGCATCTAATGCACTTGAATCAAGGTAATAAGAAGGCTACAGACATGGGGATTATTGAACCATTTGTAACTTCAGGCTTTTTGAATGCGCCTTACCTATATGGATCATTTAATGTAAACTCACAGCGAGTTTATGTAGACGATGGTTTATTTAAGTGGAGATATCCTATTCACGATGAACCTTTATATATTGTAGAGGATTTATCTACACATTCAAAACCAGGTGTTGCTGGTGAGAAATTTCAAATTAAAGTTAATCAAAACAAGTATGACAATGGATATGTACTTGCTGCTGATCAACATTCACCAGAGCAACTATTAATTACAGAGGATGAAATTTACCAAGATGGTGATGGATGGATTCTTACTGTAAAATATGCAGGTGTAGACCCAGCTAATCGTTGGTTCCCAAAACAATACTTAAAGCCTAACACAAAACTCTTCCCTATTACTACTGTAGCCACTGAATATTCTCAAATGTACAGTTCAATTCCACAATTCTCAGGTGGAATGAGAGAGTACTTCCAAACAGTAGGAGAAACTAATACTCAATTACATTACGAAGTAACTAGAAAGGCAGCATTCTCTATGGTAAATAGAAAATGTTTAGCATCATTGGATGCTCACCGAGAGGTTATTGAGATGTATGTATTTAAACCTGGTTCAAAAGGGCATGATATGTCTTTGACAGGACAGGATCCTCGTAAATTAGCTAAAGCGTATACTAAAGAGTATGGGTCTAAAGCTATGCAACAAATGCAGTATGATACTGTACAACGTGCTTGGATTCCTAAGATTGAAGCATTGGGTATGGGTTACTTGAACTATTTGCATGAAGTTGAAGCTATTTTTGGTGCAGGCGGTCAAGTTTCTTATGATGGAAAAACTAAAGCTAATCGAAGTGTAGGTTTGTTCCACCAATTGAATATGGGGAATCAGTATAATTTCAACTTATACAACTTCACATATGCTAAATTAGAAAACATCATTGCAGAGCGTCTTAAAGATCGAGTAGAGCCTTTTGCAAGTTCTTACACTACTACTATTAGAGTAGGTATTGGAATGTACACTTTGTTACGTAACCAATTGAGTAAGTTGCCAGGAGAAATGGGCGTTCAATTCCATGCTAAAGATGTACTATCTAATTATGGTAAAGACAATACAAGTGTAACATACAATCCTATCCAAGTTACTTCTTGGAATATGCTAAACGGCTATGGTAAAATTCAAATGGAATTAGTACCAGGTTTGGATCCTACTGATGCGAATGAGCAAATCAATCCTAAGGTAGCGGTAGCAGGAGGTATTGGTGGACACAGATTGTCTTCTTATATGATTATCATTGAAGATATTACTTCAAATGCTCAAAATAATATTTGCGAGCTAGTATGTTCTCATGACTGGGATGTTCAAAAACGAGTTATTACTGGTAAATTGAACTACTTAGGAGCACCTACCTATAACAACGGTATGTTTAACTCTGCTAGTCACCACCCTGGATATCAAATGTTCATGGAGAAAAAGAACAAAGCATACTGGGTTAAGGATATTACTAAATCATTACTAATTAAGCCAATTAATCCATTGACAGGTACACCTATCTATGATGGATTTTATAAATAATAATTATGCAAAAGATTAAGCAAGCGCCTATAACATCTGAAAAACTTGGACATAAATTGAGAAGATTTGAAAATTGTACATCAAGATTTGAAATTTTCTATGATGCTGGACGAAAGAAATTTAATCATGGTCTAAGTAAAGAAGAACAGGAACGTGTTGAAGCTCATTATGGCAGATCCTTTGAAAATCCTAATGATTTAGAATTCTGGTCGAACATAAATTTTGAGATTAAACATGATGTGGAACCTGTAGACATGGAAAATCCACCTGACCTCTTAAAAGTAAGAGCGTTCCAAGCTTTGAAATCGCTAGGTAATTTTAATGATATTATAAGCGGTGATAGCACATCAGATTTTATGTTGACAGATGAATCTAAGGAAACTGAATTAGAAGCAACCTTATATGAAAAGAGAGATTTAGCTATTGCTAAATTGATACAGGTTAAACAATCTACTAAGTATTGTATAGGTATTGCAAAGTTTCTATTGCCAGGTTCAATCAAGATTTCCACCTTAGATGATGCGTATACTAAAATACGTCAATTCTTAGATGGTAAAATTATCAAAGGGTCTAATGAAGCTATTCGTCAATTTAATAACGCCTGTGACTTACCTAAAGATGAGTTATATGTTACAGTCGATTTTAATGAGGCATTACGTAAAAATATTATTCGCAAGAATGCTGATGGAAAATTTCATAATCCTTTAACAGGTACTGAATATGGAAAGACTTCCAAACAATCTATTATGTATTTAATGCAACCTAGTAATCAAGAGGAGATTGGAGCAGGTGGAAAAAGTGATAAGCCTTATAGTATAAGGTATCAACTTATGAATAAATAACCTTTTAAATATAAAAGATGAATACTAGTTTTAACAGAAGCTTGCCTACAGTGATGCTCCCACAGAGTATCGTAGGGGCTGGTAAAAGAGCGCATGAATTGAAGCCCTTTGAAATTGGGGTATTTGATTGTGATACAGGTTTATCTGTAGATGTGGCTTCTTTTGCTCCAGATAAAACATATGAGATTGTTTACAAGTCTCCTTCTAAAGGGATGAGTAATTCAATGTTCCCAGATCAATTTGGTACTAAACTACCTATTAGATCTCTACCTATCAATTTGATTGATAAAGTACATGTATTTGATAGTGCGTCTGATGTACAACAACCATTTGTTGCCTATCTAGGTTATGATGGATTAAGTGATTGTAAGAATTTAGATTTGACGTGTGGTGAAGATTATGCATTGGATATCACTGTAAGAAGTGAAGTAGTGCGTAATACTTTTAATCGTAACTTGAGTCAATTGGTTCCTTTCACTTTACCATGTTGTGAAGATTGTACTGCGGAAACTAAAGCAGAGACTATTGCGGATGCAATTATCGAAGCTATCCAAGATGGGCCTTTCTATACTAAGAATTATTTTAAAGCAGAGAAAGTTCTTTCTTGTTGTCCAGTACTTGCACCTTTTGATAAAATCTACTTTAAGACTTATCAATTAGAGGTATGTGATGATGGTTCTTCAAGAGCAATGGCTTCAGTACAGGCACAATATCCTACTGCTGATGTCTTCCGTGTAAAAAGAGATAACCCTTACAGTACTTATGAAGTATGTATTGAGAATCCTTTTTCAGAAGAAGATCAAGCATTAGTTGATGCTGATAAAGCACTTTTGGATGCTGAGACTCCAGGTACTAACGACTATGATGCTGCACTTGCTACATGGGAAGCTACTGTAGCTACCGCAATTACAAATGCAACAGTAGCTAATGCACCTGCTGACTTTACCATGACTAATGTGAAAGCATTAGAATGTGATGAGTGTCCTGATTGCCCTGCTGGCTTCACAAAAGTTCCTGCTGGTTTTAAATATGTAGTAAGTGTTCTTAATGAAGACAATACTGATGATTGGGTAGGTAATACTGAAGCACTCGCAGTAGCTTTAAGTATTCCTGATTATGTAGTCAATTCTGCTCAGTTTATCGCATCTGAAGGTAGTACTGTTACTATTCAAGTAGTAACTAGTGTTGCAATTCCAGATCCTACTACTATTGCTAATTTGCAATGGGTAAGCTTAGGTCAAACTGCTGGATACTGTTCAGGTTCTTCAACTGTCGAATGGTGTGCTAAAGACGACAAATATAAGATTGAGCGTACCATGTGTATGATCATTGCTGATGATGAATGTGGTAATGATTTCTTAGCTGAAATTCAAGCTGAATTAGGTGATGTCGAAAATGTCAACTTAGACAGTATTGCTATTACATCTACTAATAACTGTATTACTGAGTACACTGTTACTCAAAGAAACAATGCATGTTTGGAAGATGGGTGTGATACGTATGGTAAAGATGGCGCTAAATTTGATAAACTCCCTACATTTAAAACTGCAACATGGACTATGTGTGCATGTGAAGGTTGGACAGTAGATGGAGATGGATGTCCTGTTGCACCAGTTACAACTACTGAAGATTGTAGAGCAGGTGTTAAATTTACAGGAGGTTTAATTGACTCTGAAATTTTGGAATGTACTTTTGCAATTGATGATAATATCGAAAGAGAACCTATCACATTAGAAATTAGCTTAGTACCTAATTCAAACAATCCAGATGTCAATACATTATGTGCTCCTATCAATATTGATTGGACAGTTGTTCAAGAAGGACGTACAGTACAAGGAGATGGACGATATGTAAATCGTGATGAAGTAGTTTCTAGAGGCTATGAGTTGTATTCATACTATAACCCTAAAGAGGAATTAGGAAATCTAATGTCTCAACGTAGTGGTTTTGAGTATACAGCTAGACCTGATAAATTCTACAATCACCTTACATTATTCCATAACTCTAACAGAAATAGAGTCCACAATTCAACCTCTCATACTAGAGAGTGTATTAAGATTTTTGTGGAGAAAGATAATGTTACTTTTATGGAGGAATTGAAAGATTTCTTCAATAAGACTCTATTGAGTCAAGGTAGCGTAAAATTGTTATAAGCTTGTTTAATTTTTTGTTTTAAAGGGGTAGGCATTTCTGCCTGCCCTTTTTTTTATTATGACTATAAAAGAAACATACCAAACAGTATTAGACAGAGTAAATGAGTTAAATACTAATGTGAATCAACATGTTAGTGAGAGAGCTTTTATTAATGCATTTAATAAAGTACAATTACATTGGTTAGAAGAACGTATAAAAGTAGCGGAAGCTAATCAAGTACGTCAAGAAGAAATTCAACCATTTATTGAAACTTTTAGTAACGGAGCTCAAAAAGTAGGAGATAGTTTAGTATTAAACTTACCTACGGATTACTTTAGGTATTCTAGAGTATATGGGGAATGTAGTAAGGATTGTGAACAAGTTGTTCATGCCTACCCAAGAGAGGAAGGTAATGCTGGTAGATTATTACAAGATGATCTTCAACGTCCTTCATTTGAATGGGCAGAAACCTTTTTTACATTAAAAGGAAATACGTTACATTTTTATGCAGATTTTGATTGCTCTACTATTACTTTAATTTATTACAGATGTCCCGTGGTAGTTGATATGGAAGATGTAGGAGGTTCTAATATTGATCCTGAACTTACTAAAACTAATTTAGAAGAAGTAATAGACCTTACTGCATTACTAGTATCTGGCGATACGTCTAATCCAAGATATCAGACTATTATGAATCACATTCAACAATTTAACTAATGGCTAGTGAATTAACCTATACTATATTGGAACAATGTGACTGTAATATTATAGCAGTTTTAGATACTTCTAAATATGAAGGAGATATTACTAATCCAGTATTAAGAGTATTTCCTCCTGATTTGAATCAGTATGTGAATCTACAATACAACCAAAGTGCTACTACTTTAATTAGACCTGAATTAATTAAGTTTTCATCTTTACCATCTGGTATCTATAAATTTGTTCAATCTATTTGTCCAAATGAAGACACTGAAGTAGAGAGTTGTTACTTACAAGTATGTAAGGAACGCGAAGACATTAAAAAATTAATTTGTGATGATAAAGATATAGAAGAACTTACTGAGTTATTATATACTTTAGATATAGCACAAGGCGTAGTATCCGAATGTCCTAATAAAGCAACTGAATTACTTAACATAGTAAGACAGGGTATTATAAAATTAAAAACTTGTTAGTATGTGTTTACCATGTATGCTAAAGAGACAGTCTCCTTCTACTAGAAATCTTGTACGAAAGGTTAAAAGTAGAAAATATCAAGAGTGTAAATATACACTAGAAGAATTACAGCGATTAGCTCTTCAGGTAACTGATCCATATTTGACTAGTCAGATTAATATTTATAATGCAGATTGCAATAGGTTTAATACTAAGATAGATGAATTATTTAAATCACTCTAAAGCTATTATAGCTGAGTATTACGGTGTAAAGAATAAATATGGCAACCTTAAACAACTCAAACAAGATTTCATCAAGTGCGCTGTTCAGCAATCCTGTGAGTGTGAATCAGCTTGTGGATCTGGATGTAGATCTACAATGCCTACCTACAATAGATTTGACATGTGGTGGCTTGAACCCATTATTACAAGCTCTAATTGATAAGGTATGTGGTACACCTAATTTTGATTTGGGATGTTTAACAGCATCTCAAACATATGACAGTGTAATTCAAGCCTTAGTTGATCAGGTATGTGTACTCACAGAAGCGTATATTGAACCTTCTACCCCTTTAGATTTATCTACTGTTAATTTAGCACTAGGTTCTACCTGGGCCTGCGGTGAATTAAATCCTATTGTTCCTACAGGAGCAACTAATGAAGAGATCATACAAGCCCTAGTATCTAGAGTAATAGATTTATCAGTACAGGTTCAGACTAATTGTGATTTAATTGCTGATTTAGAGAATAGATTAACACAGGCAGAAGCTGATATTGCAGCTATTAACTGTTGTCCTTAATGCTTTAAAATAAAACTAAATGTGTAATTGCACTAAAACTATAGAATGTACTACCTGTAATGAATGTACTACATGTTGTACATGTCCAGATACTATCTCTACTACAGCTATACCATTAGATGGATGTGAGGTAGTGGAGTATTGTTCTGATGGATGTGTAGAACTTGTTCAAGATGAATGTGTAGTAACTAGGTGTGGCACGTTAGAAGAAGTTATAGATGAGTTATTTGATGAGGATTGTAATGCTATTCCAGGATGTAGAACGTTTGGAGAAGCTCCTGTTATAAATGTCTGCCAAAATGAAGAAGCAGATGTTATGCAGATTTGGTTAGATAGTAACCCTACTCTTACAGAAGGTATTGTTCATCCTATCTTAACGCCAGAGTTTGTAGGTTCAGATGTATTCACGCCTACTATAGTAGGTACATATCTATTTCAATTTAGTCAGTTTGACCCTTGTTTTAATGGGCAATTGATTACCTTAAATGTTGTAGATTGTGTGGGATTATGTCCTGAATCTATTACTATAGCAAATGCTTACAATAGTCAGACTGATATATTTGACTTTACCTTAACGTCTCCATTTCCAGAAGATTCTATTTATAGAATTAAAGTTACTTTACCTGATACTACTTTAGTAGCAGAAATAGAAACAAGTCCTGGAGATATTACACTAGTAGGAAATCAAATAGATGCTACAAATTGGAATAATTTTGATCAGTATTTATCTGCTATTGTTTTAAATGCTGCTAATCTTAATATGGGAATTAGCTTTACGTTTGACAAAGAACAATGGGCTATAGATAATGGATACACATACAATTCCAATGAAGACACAGATGCTACACAATTAATCTTTGAATTTTCAATTGAGAAACCTAACTGTGATGTAGAGACCGGCACTACTACTGTAAACAGAGTAGTTGGAGCTATGTTAGGAGCTGCTTATTCATTATACGATAATGGAACAACGCCAGGTATTTTGAGGTATGTATTACAGACAGGAAATACACTTGTATCTCCAGTTTTTGCAACACATACTGTAAGTGTAGCAACTGAAATACCAGCTACAGCAATTCCTTTAACTACTACTACTGTTACGCCTACCCAAATAGAAACTACTTATACAGTAGCTCCTTTTGGAACTGTACCTACTACTTTAAATAGATATGATTTAAATGGTACTACAGATTTGGGACATGCCTTTACATCTAGAGGATTTGAAGCATCTGGTTATGACTTTACTATATTACATTTAATAGATAGCTTTACAAAACAGGAAGAAGCTGCTAATTATAATATTGACTTATTATTCAGATGCTATTTCCAAGAAGCTCATTGGGATGAAACTACTATAGAAGCTAAGACTCATTTTAATTCAATAGGAGGCATTCCAATAACTACACCTCTCACACTTACAGTATCAGGATCTACATCAGCCGCATCTACACATATATATGATGCAGTAGAACCTGCCACTTTAGCAGTAGGTACTTATCAATTATATAGTTCTTTCCTTTGTGACTTTAACTATGATAATGGAGTAGATGGCCCAGAAGGGGCTACGGTACAAAAAACTGCCTTCCAGTTTAGTGAACTGGAATTAAATTATATTTACTAATTTTTTGAAATATTAATTTTTAATTCTATCTTTATATTGTGAAACTAAGACTTACATACCAGCATAGTTCTTTATCGTGGTCAAACACGTAAGGGATTTGGTATGTTATATTTACAATACTATAAAGTCCCTTACGATTAATTTTGTAAGGGGCTTTTTTTATTCCAAAGTAGTTTAATTGGTAAAACATCTGTTTGTGGAGCAGAAGTAAGTAGTTCAAATCTACTCTTTGGAACATTAGGACTAATACATAGAGAGTACACTTTTCTTTTTACTAAATACTAAAAAATGAGACAATTTATTACAGATTTAAAAACAGGAAGAAAATTCATTGTAGAGCCTATTTCTGAACATGCATATAGAAATGCAGATTGGAATAATGGTTTAAAAGAATCAGATAAACCAAAAGGAGGAGCAATTCATCCTGACGATTCTATTATTACAGAAAAGACCTGTAAAAATATTACTATGACTGATGGAAGTCCTTATTCAGTAATTGAAAAATTATTAAAAACTACTTAAAGACATTTATATTAGAAAGTTTTTAATAGAGAGTAAACTTACAAGGTGTAAGAACATCCTGCTAAGATGATTGTAGGTAAAACTATGGGATTCGAGTTCTCTGCTCTCTGCAAATTGGCTCATCAGCAAGTGGGGTTGCAAACTGATTCCAAACCAGTTGTTTTAGGAAGTTCGATTCTTCCGTGAGTCGCATATACTCTAATATTTGATAAGGAATAACATTAATTTGTTATTCCTTATTTTTTTGCGTATCTTATCTATAGAGTTTTCCAGTAAAAAGTAATAATAAATATTATTATGAATAGACCTTCTACAAAATATACCTTCTTAGCAGATAAAGAATACCCGAGTAATTTTAAGATTTTAAGAGAATTTGCTAAAGAAGTAGTAAAAGAATTAAGAGCTAATCCTGATGGCGTTCAACTTCCATTAGGGTTTGTTCAGATAGTACGTAGACTGCGTTCTTCTAATAATGCCACAGTAAAGAAGAAGTATGGTAAGTCTTATAAATTTACTAATGATAATACAGATGGTGCTATCATAACTACTAGAGCTTGGTTTGTAACTAATGCATATAACCATGCTAGAGACAAAAGTAATGGTAAATATTATTCTGCGGCTTTTATTAGGCTTTTTAAAGTAGAGTGGTATAAACCTTTAAAGAAAGTTCAATATGATATTGCTCAAACTATGGAATACTTAAACTACAGAATATTTTAAATTATGACTATAGGCACTGCTATTTCTAGAGTAAGGAATGGAATTAAAGAAGTAAGTAGAGATTCTTATTATACCAATAGATTATTGTGGAATACATTATTAACTAATTATATTAGATTCTTAAATCAAAAGCCTAATATACACAGTTTAGATGTATTTACTACTATAGATGTAGATACAGAGTCGGTAAATTTATTAGAGAATACTTGTGTACCTTTAGATTGTTGGGGCTGTAGAATTAAAGTAGAAGATGTTTTAGAGACAAAACATGGTATGGTATTTAGATACATTACAACTCCAGATAGATCTATTCCGTTTAAGTTAGTAAGTCCTAAACTATTTACAAAAAAAGCGGATAAAACTAAAGGGAATACACATTATGCATTTCTAGAGGGAGAGTATCTTTATTTTAACAAATGTTATCCTTGTATCAAGATTAGCTACTTAGCTAAAGATGGTGTTACTACATCGTGTTGCAAGTTAGATAATGCGTTAAATATTCCTGACTATCTATTAGATATAAGTATTAAAGGCGCTATTCAAGATTTAGCTCCTAGTTTACAGAAACCAGTAGATAGAACATCTGATAAAAATTAAGTATGAAGACTATACTAGTATCCACTATAATTGATAAGGTTAAAGAGAAATTATCTGTATATTTTGAAAATGACAGTATAGATGATGCTATTCTTTATAATAAGTTTGACAATTTAAAATCTAATTTCAGGCTAAATGATTACATTTTAACCTCTGATGTTTTAGTAGTTGAAAACTCTCAAGCTACATTACCTGAGGATTTTTATAAAGCATGTTTAATTTTAGGCTGTTATGAATATACAGTAGATGAAGGATATACAGGTACTTGGACAGTAGATGAGGAGAAAATAGATATATGTGAATATAGCTGTAATGTCAATGCATGTAAGGATGAATGTGGAAATTTGATTAACTTAGTGCAAAAATTCAATAGATATGCTCCTAGAGTGTATCAAAAATTTGATTTATTAAGTTTAGGTCAAAATATGACTAATTTTTGCAGTGATATTTGTATAAATAATTCTTCTAAAAGTGGTAATACTATTACTATTAATCATGGTAAAATTACAACAGAATTTGAAGAAGGATTAATTTATGTAGAATATTTTAAAGATTTAGATATAGGTACAGATTATGAAATACCATATCATCCAAAAGTAGTACAATGGTTGGAAAGTGAATTTATCTTAGAGATATTTGAAACATTATATTACAATGGACTTGAAAATATTGTACAACGATATCAAAATGCAAAAGTAAATGCTAATAGAGATTACTGGTCAGCTAAATCAATATTAAAAACTCCAGAGTTTACTGAGTTATATGGTATTTCAAACGCATTGATAGAACGATATAATAGAATAAGATATAATATTTGGGACGACACTATTCATAGTAAGAGTTATTACTTATATAATTCAGAAGTGGCTAATTCTCCTAATAGTACTATAGCACCAATAAATAAGAGTTGGAATGGATAAGACGTTAAATAATGATTTACATCCTTTATTTCTAAATAAAGGCAGTATGATATATTTGCTTAATGGCGATATATCTAGTCATGATGCGGCTGAACAGACAGGATTTGTTCAGAATACCTTATCTAATGAATTATGCTATAGATTCACTAAAGAGTTTATGGGCGCTATACCTCTGGATGGTACTGATGTAGTATTATTTGAAGGTACTGGTGATGATTCCAAAATTATTCTACTAAATACAGAGACGTGTAAATTTAAGCTTATAGCAAAAGATCCATGTCTTAATTTTCAGGCAACTATAAAAGGCAAGTATAGGAAGACTAGTGAAGGTCGAGTAATTTATTTTGGGAATAAAAATAGATTTAATTTTCTTAATATCGACTGTCCTCCAAAGAAAAGAAAAAATGACTGTCAAGAATGTTTAGATGAATATGAGAACTGTATAGATTGTGATGCATTAAATATCAATCGACATATTAATATACCTTGTGTAGAGTTATCTGAAATATCAGGTAATATGCCTAATGGGTCATATCAGTTTGCTATAGGCTTTTCTGATGAAAAGTCTACACAGACAGAGTATTTTATATTACCTCAAGTAATTAAATTATTTGATAAGGACAATAGACCTGGAGGTATTAATATATCTTTTAACGAATGCTTTACTACGTATTTTGATGAGTTTGAATTAGTACTTATTGCAAATAGAGATTCAGGACAAACATATCAACGTCTAGAATATTTAAATACCTCTGTAAAATCTTATGCGGTTACAGAACTAGACTCTCCTAAATATACACCTTTAGATATACAAACGTTATTATCTAGGGGCTCTTATTATCAAGGCTTTAAGTTTATAGCTGAAAATAATGAATCATTAATTCTAGGGGCTCCATGTACACGAAAGTCTTTTGATTATAGAAGTTTAGCTAATCAAATAGAGATAGAGCCTGTTATAATGTCTGTACGAAAAGAAGATGCTCATCTTTATCCATCATTATTAAGGGATGAAGTATATCCATTTGATATAGAGTGGGTATATCCTGATGGACAGACTTCCCATAAAACGCATATTCCAAACATAGTTTCGGATGTATTTGATATTTATGGAACGTCTTTTAATGCTACAGTACTAGCACCAGATAATTTAGATCATTACGAACGAAATTCTATAGAATGTAATACTGACTTTAAAAAAGTATTTGAAATATACAATAATGGTACTATAACCTTTAATACAGATAACTGTGCAGATTGTACTATTATAGAAGTAGGTACAGGAACTATGTCTTATTGGGAAAGTCAGGAAGTATATCCTGATGATTATCCTGATTTAGGCTGCACGCCTATTAAGTACCATAAGATGCCTGATGACTGTATAGCTCCTATTATAGAGAATGGATGTGTAAATATCCTTACTATTAGAGCAAAGAATGTACAACCTCCTTTAGATTGTGATGGTAATGAGATACCTATGCTAGGGTATAGAATATTAGTAGGAGATAGAACTAATCATAAATCTATTTTACATAAGGGATTAGTATATAATATGGGGGTTCATGAAACAGATTGTGAAAACATCTTATATCCTAACTTTCCATTTAATGACTTAAACAAAAATAAATTTTTAGCTACTCAATGGGAGCGAGGTTTATTTAATACTAAATCTACTTTAGATACGTATTCAGATAATCAGTTTACCTATCATTCGCCTGATATTCATTATGTAAAAGGACAACAAGGAGAAGTATTAAAAATATACACAGAAGCAATTGGAAAGACTCAAGGTATTTATCATTATACTGAAGACTATCCTAAGTTTCAGATCCTATCTTCCTTTGGAAACTTAATAACTCAAATAGCAGGCTTTGTAGAAGCTACTATATTATTAAATGGAGAAGAATGTGAAACAGTAGTAGTAGAAAAAGAATGTAATAAGAAAGTAGAAAGGATTACAGATGTAACAGACTTTCCGGTACCTAATATTACTGGAGGCGCTACTATTAATACTATCAATAGTCCTGGTACTAGTGTTATTAATACTAGTATTAATACTAGTATAGATTTAAAAGATTATACTCAAACAGAAGCAAAAGATGCGGAATGTACAACTACATATGAAGTAGATTTAGGTGTAGGTGCTACAACATTACACGAAGGTTTTCAGGATTCATTACCTGCATTTGATTTAGCTAATCCATATGGAGAAGGTACTAAATGTTTTATTGAAGGAGAAACCTTAGGTACAGTACCTGATGGAACCAGTATTACTTTTTGTTATACAGAAGGCACCTCCTCAGGGTCTACTCAAAAATGTAAATCTGCTCTTGTAAAAAATAATAAATTTACTATAAAAATCCCTACAGATTGTGATGATATACCTGGACTTACTCAGGATATGTTTACATTTGATCCTCAATGTGACTGTACTGGAGATACTAAAACTACAACAAAGACTGAAACAGTTAACTGTGAAACACGTATAGACTTTATAAATAAACTACCTGACTTTAGTAGACTCCCTGCGACTATGTATTACTATATGCAAGGACAATCTGCTGTTAATGATTTTCTAAAAGCATTACTTAAGCCTACTAATTATGCAGTGCAATATACAGCCGAAGCAGAGTATGATCATCATGTATGTAATAACACAGTAGAAAATAAACGACGAGAAATAACATCTCAAGTATATCTTACCCCAATTAAACAAAAAATTAATGGTGAGTATATTAATAACTGGTCTAGAGAATCTTCTAACTATTTACTATTAGGAGAAGATTTAGCAAGGCCTACTAATACTGATTTCACCTCTGTACTTCATTCAGAGGTAGGCTGTGATGGCACTTCAGATTGTGAAAATAATGTTCAATTTCCTTATAATACATCAGTAGGGGGGAATACAATACAAGCAGTTTCTTACTATACAGGACTAGTACGTTATTTACCTAGTCAGTATGGGCAACTAAATGATTATTCATCTAAAGCAACCTCTTGTTTACAAACAAATACAGATAGTGACGTTATATTCGCTGGTGATGTATTTATCACTAAGATGAGTGTCAAAAGAAAAATGCCTTTATTTAGTAAACTTCCTTTAGGATTACCTAATAATGTAGAATGGGATATGAGAGACTACAGAAATGTAGCCTTCCCTACATATTGGTTAAACTCTTCTCAAGAAAGTGTAATGGAGGACATTTTAGAAATAGTCTTACCAGCATTCTCAGGACAATTAAGAGATTACTCTTTAGATTTGGTAGAAGGTTTAGGAGAGTGTTATACGGGACTACAAGAAACTTTATTACAAATAGGTGATGTTGCAGGCGGTGTATTTAATCCTACGCTACAGTTAATGACTTCGTTATTGTTAATAGGTAATCCTAGTAATCCTTTTATTAATCCTATAAAATTAAATGGTATTTTCTATACCCATGTAACAGGTATTGCTAGTTTCTGGTGCGAAAGTGAATTTCAATCCTCATATAGAGAATGTAATCAACTAAATCAGTCTAAATTCTATCCTGAACTTGACTTAGAAGAATTAAGTGATGCTTCAGAATTTCATTTACCAGAACAGTTTTTATATAACTTACAATATAACTGGCAAGGTTTATCTAAACAAACTACAACAGTCACAGACTTTTGTGAGGAGACTTTTTTGGATTATCTTGCTTATTCTAATAAAAATAACGAAGAACAATTAGGAGATGAGTGGTTAAATTATCCACCATTAAATTATCAAAGCTTCTCTAACAATAATGGTAAGTTAACAGTTATCAAAGAGATTAACGACTATAACTTATTTGTAGGATTTGAGGATGCTGCTTATGTAACTCAACAAGATGAAGGATTACTAACTAGTGATGGTAATTTAATTATAGGTAGTCCTAATGCATTCCAACGAAGGCTTAAAAAGATTAGTACTGATAGCACTGGATATGGAGGAGTTATTGATCCTGATGCTGTTATAATGTCTAGATTTGGACTTATTTATCCAGATAGAAAAAGAAAGAAGTGGTTAATGTACAGTGGTCAACTTACAGATATTACAGGCAAACATGCAACATGGTCTCAAGAATTTATGAATAGTCCTATTATAGGCGTATGGGATAACTTTTCAGAAAACTATTACTTCTCATCAGAGGATTGGACATTATCTTATAAACCTATGATTAAAGATTGGGTTAGCTATCACTCTTGGATACCTCAAGATTATATAGTACAACCTAATACGTTTATGACTACTAATTCAAAAGGTATTTGGAAACATAATAAAAAATATAGTTACCAAACCTTTTATGGAGACGTTCACAGATTTGAAGTAGGTATCTTAGTAAAAGCAGAGGGTGACCAAAAGCTTCAAGATATTAGAGTATTTTCTGAATGGTATCAGAATAAAGGCTATGATGCTAAAGTATATCATAGGGATAAGTTCTTTGATGAGCTTTTAGTATATAATAATTGCAGCTCTACTAATATACAGCCATTAGTAGTTCAGACTAATAATGCCCTTAAAGAGGGTGTTACAGCTTCGTTGGTAAATTGTGATGAATGGCGTATTAATAAATTAACAGATAACCATAGTAAACAGCCATTTGTGGAACGATTATCTAATGGATGGGACTATGCAGATACAGAAGATATTAAAAGAGATGCTACATTAGATGGACGTTGGTTTAAAATACATTTACGAAGTAATAATTATCCTGACCTTAAAAAACTTGTGGAGATTACTTTAAATAAATTAGATTCTAATTAATATGGCTTATAGATATAAAAATCCTTATGACTTTATGGAGTATGCACAGGATGCATTAGCTCTACCTATTTCTTATGCTACTGGTATAGAAATGGGTGAATCACTAGGTTATAATGAAGAAAGTCAAAAGAGACTAGGTACAATAGAACTCTTGAACAATACTATGCGGTTTGGAGCTAAACATTTGAATGAAAGACGTAGGCGAGAAGAAGAAATTGCTAGACAGAGACAAACAGAATTAGATTCATATCAAAATGTTGATTATGATTATTATGATACTTATAATCCTCACTTAACTGCCAAACAAACTGACATGTTTAAATATGGGGGTAAATTAAATCCTAATAAATCTAATAAGATAATTCAAGCGCTTAAGCCTATATATGAACATAATCAGCCACTAAAGAATTCTAGTGATAATAGGGACTTTGCAAATTTATTTGGCTTTCAACCTGCACAAGAAGTTTTAGAGGCTAGAAATAAATCAGACATAAAAGTAAAGCCTTTTAAAAATAGTAAGTATCCAAAAGAGGATAGAAGTACTGAGTATAGATATTATAAATATGACTCTCAAAGTCCTAATAAATATACTACAGAAATATCTCCTAGAGGATACCATGATAATCCTTCTGCTGATTCTTATATGGTACCTACCGATGGTTCTATAACTATGAGAGATGTACCAGAGGCTATGTTAGGTATGTCAGTAGATACAGGAGAAACTAAACTAATGATGCCTAATGAAGATTATTTTTTTGAAAATACTAAAATGGTATTTGAAAAGCCTCTTAAAAAATTAACTGGAAAATTTAAAGCAAAAAGAAAATGATTAAATATCAAGATGAAATTCTAGAAGATTACCTTATGCAATTGTCTCCTACTGATCAATCTGCATTCATGCAGAAGTATCAGACATTGGATAATGAAAAGAAAAATTTAATTCTTCATAATCTTGCTACTACTATGCCTAAGTATAAAGACTTACTTATGCAACAGGAGCCTCAAGTAGAGTTTATGTATGGAGGAGAAAAAGATAACTACCAAAATGGAGGAGGTGTATTTGGTAAGATTAAAGACCTTATACACCATTCTGATTCAATAGGACGCCTACAGCAAGAAGCAGAACGATTGTGGTTTCTTGAACAATATGATAGGAGACAAAAATGGCTAAAAGAAAAAAAAGAAGGAAGTAAAGACTATTTTAATAAACAAATAGAAGATTACCAACATCCACCCCCTTCTGTTACTGCACCTAGAGTTAGAGATAAGGAAGATACAGAAGATTTTAGAGATACTTATAAGTATCAATATGGAGGAGAGAGGGATGCAACTGAAACAGGTAGATATAATAAAAGACCTAGAAATTCTGGAGATGGCGAAGAAGCTGAAATATTTTTTGATGATTCAGGAGAAGGTTATGTAGTTAGAAATGGTAAAGTAGGAGAGAAAGTAGATCCTAAAGAATGGCGATCAATTCCAGGAGGTAAGTTTAGAAGAACTGCAACTATTGCAAACCCTAGAGGAACTGCTTCAAGTCCTTCTAATACAGCATCTTCTAAAAGTACTGAAGCTAAATCAACTGATACTCCTAAAGCTAAGGCTACAACTAAAGCATCAACTAAAGGAGTTATTACTGATAGTGGTGCTCATGTAAAAGCGTTACAAGAAAAGTTACATAAGGCAGGATTTTTACCTAAAAAAGGTAATACTAAGAATGGAAAATGGGATGGTTTACTAGGACCTATAACAGCAAAGGCTGCGAAAGCATATGAAGCATCTAAGAATCAACCTATTATAGAAGATCCTTTTTCAGATCCTATGTCTGATAATACTGATTATATTCCACCAGAATTTAAACAGCAACAGGCTTTAAGAAAAGCACAAGAAGAATGGTTCTATAATCAACTTGGATCACAAGCTCCTGCAATGTCTCCTAATGGACAGTCGGTAGAAGGTGATAGAACTGCAAATTATGCTGGATATGGTGACCCTGCTATGGATTTATCTAATGGAATGTCTAGAGATGGCCAACCTGAACAAGGTAGAGATATAGCTAGAGAGTTAAAAGAATCGGGTATTTCAGGTGTTATTGGTAATACTGTTACTCCTGATGTACAAGAAGGTTCCTATTCTGATAGAGTTAGTAAATCTCTGGAACGATTATATGCAAGTCCTATGTATCAAGAAGCTAGTTTTTTAGAGAAAATAGGTATGCAGGCAGAGATAGACCCATTATCATTCTTTGTGGGAGGTATGGGTGCTTCATTAGGTACCTTAGGAGCTGGAAGTGTTCCATACAAAACTAGAATGTATCCAGCTTATCCTACTAATAATTTAGGTACAGGAAGTTCTGGTTTAAATTTACCACCACCAAGACCTAGACGTTCTATTCCTATGGATGGAGAAAGATATGTAGATCCTAATCCAACACCTATGTCACCGTACTATACTCCACAGACAAGACATCTAGAAACACCTGAAGTACGAAGTGCCAATAGACAAGAATGGAATAAAGGCGTTAAGAAGTCAGAAAGGTTTATAGAGAGTTCTATTAACGATAGAGATTTTGCAAGTAAATATGGACTAAGCAAAGGTGAAGCTCGACAAGAGTTTAATGTACTAAAAAGAAAGGGAGAATTTACAGGCACCTATGATGACTTTTTGAAACATAAAATGGAAGTAGGAGCAAGACGTGATGACTTTGGCGGTATGTTTAACTATGGCGGTATGTTTAAAAACCCTTATAAATAAAAAATATGGAAAAGTATCCTTTAAAAAATATGGGTATAGATAATATTGAAGTAGAAGATAAAGAAACTATCTTATTATCTATTGGAGAATTATTTGAAGTAACAGGTAAGACTCACAAACAAGGTGGAGAAGATGTATATGCACCAGATGGTACTAGAATATTTTCTGCCCACTTAAAAGCTGATAAAGACTTAGCTAGTAAAATTACAGGTAAAAAACATAGATCAGAGAAATCTTTTGCAGAACTCTCTAAGATGTATGATCCAAATCCTTATAAGAAATTAATGGAGAGTGATGATGAACTCACAGCACGTACTGCTGAATTAATGTTTAATAAAATAAATGGTCAGTTGGATAATATCTTTTATGCGCAAGAGTCTTTGAAGGCCCAAAAGGGATTGCCTAATGATACAAAGAATTTAAGTTTTCAACCAGGAGGTACTGTAGGCAAGCCTAAGCATACCTTTCCAATTCCTAATGAGGCTCAAACTTTATTTGATCAATTTGGATATGAGTTTGATCAAGGTGCTTTAGACCCTATTAATATCCCTTCTGTACAACATCGTAATAAAGTAGGTACGTATGGAAGAACTAGAGACGTTAAAGAATTCCAACAATATAATCAATGGTATTTTAAGGATAGACCTCATTTTGACGTTACTAACTTTGAATCAGTATTAAACTATCAGCAGACGTATAATAAGGAATTAGAACGACGCTATGGAGATAATCCTGAATTAGTGAAGTCTATGAAATTAGTAGAAGATGGTAAGTTCGGAGAAGCTACCTCTAGAACTACGTTACCAGATAGAGACTTGCCAATTCCAGGAAAACTAGAAAGTTTAGAAACTAAGCCTTTTGAGATTAACGAACAATGGGATTTCCAAAGAGAGTTAGCACAGATTCCTATGGAAGAGACTCAAAAGACGGCTCCTGTAGGTATAGATCCTATGGCATTATCAGATGCTATGAAAACTGGACTAGGTTTATCAGAATTGTTATCTTTGCAGAAAGAGAATCCTTATTATGCATATAGTGGTATACAAGCTCCTTTACAACGCTTTAATCCTATTAATACATTAGGGAATGAAAGAGCGTACAATGTACAAAAAGAAAACTTAGAATCTAGTGGCGTACCTGAACATGTAAAACAAGCGTTATTGACACAGGGACAAGCTAAGTTTCAAGATGGAGTAAATCAAGTTGCACTATCTAATTATCAAGGAGATAATCAAATTGACAATGCTAATACTTCTGCTATTATTGCTGCTTACAATCAGAATGCTGATAGACGTAATCAAGCGAATTATCAATATGTACAAGAATCCGCAATACGGGACAACAACTACGATCTTACAAGACAAGAACTCTTGGATAGATTATTTACTGTACAAGATGATAAAAATTATAGGCAATATTCCAGAGAACTAATGGGTGCTATGTCTCCTAATTTTGAAATAGATAAAAGAGGTAGAGTACGATATACGCCAGGTAGCAAAGCAGATGCCAGTTTAAGTACCCCGTTAAAAGGATATGAACGTATAGATAAGGATGCAGTAGCTAGTATGTCTAAAGCTCAGTTACAATTAGCTTTAAATAAAATATTAGAAAATGACTAAGATTTCACCATACATGAAGCAGATACCTAGATTTGGGTATATAAAACCACCTAAGTATAATCTAGAGTTGGAGCTTCAAGTATTACAACATAAGCAATCTACTTATAATAGAAATTATAAGCATTTACAAAATCTCAAGGCAGAAGCGTTGAATATTCAGTTTATTAATAAAGAGGCAAAGGGGAAGATTGATTCATTTAATGAAGAGATCTCAAACAATTTTGATACGTTGAATGGAGATTTTGGTGATTTATCTGACAATAATTTAGCTCAGAGATATAATCAGATGTTTACTAAATTCCAAGATGAAGACTTAGTTTCATTATATAAAAAAGAAAGTACTTATGATGCTACTCTAAAAGATATTAATAAGAGGAAAAAAGCTAAGAAGCCAGGAGAAGCTGGATACCATATCATGAATGAAATGGTATATAGATTAGATTTGGAGAAGTACTCTAAGCTTTCATTAGAAGATGCTAGAAATGCTACTGTGGATAGTTATGTACCTTATGTAGATATAGGTAAAATGCAACAAGAGGCTTTATTAAAAATACCTGAGATAGAAACAGAATGGGAAGAGACAGATTCTGCTACTGGACAAAAGACTATTACAAAGTTAAAAGGTAGAGATCAGAAAGCTGCCGCTCAAATATCACAACAAATTAATAGAGATAATTATGCTCAATATAAAGTACAAGCTAAATATCTATATGCATCAGGAGCATTAGAAAGCCCAGAGGTATTGCAAGGCCAGTTAACACAGTACAATAATAGTATTTTAGGACAACGACAGGCATTAGATAATCAAAGAGAAAAGTTAAATCTGTCGTATAAAGACAAGAAGAAAGATGACGAATATTATACTAGAAATCAACAGATAGAGAATAAAAAAGCGGCTCTAAAAACTTACAACTTAGAAGATTTAGATGAAGATCAAATGATTGGAATTATCAGTAATAATCTTTCTAGTGAAGTTATTCAAGGGTCAGTACGAGCTTTTGCTCCACAGTCCAAATCAGTTACTACTGAACTGGATAGTGTATATAAGTTTGGAAGAGAGTTTGCACTTGCATCAGCTAAGTTTCAACATCAACAAGACCAGGATGAAATTTCAAATACATTAGCTAAAGCTGAATTACAATTAAAAGGACTTAAGATAGCACAAGATGGGAAGATAGTATCTGCTACTGGGAAGACAGGAGACTTTATAGGAGCAGTACCTACTACAGAAGCAACCTCTGTATTTACACCTGATCAAATTAAAAACTATACAGATGCTCTGGCATCAGAAGCTATTAATATTATTATAGCTAATCATGATTTTGATAAGGGTGGACTTAAGTTAGAAGGTACTACTTATGCTAAAAAATTAGAAGAAAAAAGACAAGAATTATATCTTAAGCGAAAAGATAGAAAGTTTTCTAATACTGTAGTAGCAGGTACTAGTGGAACAACTATACGTAAGACTGATGCTGAAGACATAAGGCTCTTGGAGGAAATAAAAAAAATAGATGCTTTGATAGAGGCACCTTTAACTAAAGAAAGAGTTTTAGAATCTTTGCAGAAGAATCCTAGTATTTTTGATAATGATCCTGTATTGTCTAATAATGCAGATATTCTGGCTTATAAAGAAGCTATTGCAGATTTACAAAGAGGGGGCAGTCGTAAAACTCTTCTACCAGAAGATATAGAAAAAGAAGCACAAAAAATTAAAGAAGATCCTCAATCTGATTATAGTTTACAGAAACAGAAATTAGAACGCTATTATGCCGTATTTGAAAAAGAATTGGGTGCCATTGATATTAATGATGAATATCTTGACTCTCGTATAAAAGAAATGTTTAACAACCCTAATACTAGACATCATTTATTTACAGGTGAAACAGTAGATTTACAAGGTACTACAGACAAAGATAAATTAAATCAAGCTACAGCTAAAAACTTATTAACTAATAGTCTAGTTCAGGGAGAAGCTACTACATTAAATATAGGAGGCCTTAAGCCATCTGATTTAGCTCAGGTACAATATCATGAAAACGGACAGACTACTATAGTCTTTGATGATACTTTTATACAAAAGGCTAAGAAAGCAGACAGACCTTTAATCGTAGAGGTAAAAAATAGAGAAGGTATTCCTGTACCTGTAAATATAAGTGAGTCAGGACAAGTTACTTTTTTTAATAAAAAATCTTATATATTAGATGATTATCTAAAAAGCATTGATAGTCTTGATAGTACTAAAGAACATATAGTAGGGGATTACAAATATACAGTAAACGAACCCATTCACGGTAGAATTAAAGTGCATATAACTAGACCTGATGGTTCTACATTTATAGAAAGAGTAGATGCAAATGCTAATTCTAAATCTTTGCAAGAAGATATAACCAATTTAATATCATTCGATAAAGCTTATGGAGGAACAAATCAATCTAAATAATTTACACTTAGATTTATTAATAGCGCCTCAAATTCAAGAGGATGCCTTGTTTTTAGAAGAAGCTACAAAACGAGCTAAGTTTGTAATGAAAGATTTAGATCTATCTAAGACTAGTTTAGTTAAAGAAGAATTAGAAGCATTAACTAAAGACTCTGCTGAAACAAAGATGCCTAGGGATGAATATTTAAAGAGAGCATGGGCGTCTATACAACAGAAACGACAGAAAGAAGAAGGTAATAATAGAGCAGGTTCAGTCTCTTTGTATGAGCTTCAACGATATAATGATCCTAATATCAAGTTTATGCCTAATGCAGATATGGAAGAGATATATGCAGCAGCGCATCCTGCTACACTTAGTAGAGCTGTAGCTAAGGCTTATGAAACAGGAAAAGCTACATTATTTTATGGATTAAATAATACTATCCAAAATATTAAACGATTAGGATCAGGAGAACTTCCTTCTTTATTTGGTAATGAAGAAGCTAAAGGTATGGCTGATGCTTTTTTAAAAGCTGAAACAGAAAACCCTTTGTACTATTCTAAAGACGATGGGGCTGTAAAACGATTTGCATTAGATACAGTAGCTGCATCTGGATCAGTTGTATCTAGTATAGTAGATGGTTTAGCATCATCTGCTTTAGTTACTTTAGCAGGTAGTGCTGTAGGAAGTCCTGAAATAGGTTTAGCTGGGTTAGCATCAAAAGTTAAAAATGCGTATCAGTTTAAAAAGGCTATTAAAGGCATGAGAACAGCTAGTGAACAATTAACTAGAGCCCGTAAAATAAAAGGCCTTTCTGATTTAGGTAGAACAGCACTTACTACACATTTAACTATCACAGGTGAAGCATCGTTACAGGCAGAATTAAATAAAAGGGACTTCTTAGAAAAAGCCTTAGAAGAATATAAAACTAAAAATGGAGTACAAGCATCAGGTAAAGATTTAGAAGATATACATGCTGCGGCGTCTCAAGTAGAGAATTCAACGTATGGTTTAAACATGGTTCTGGTAGGCGCTAGTACGTTAATGCAATTTCCAGCATTAATGAAAGGTAAAGTAACTAATACTTTTTCTGCGGGAAGTCTATTTAAGATAGTAGATGGAAAGGCGGTAGCTAAAAGTATAAAGAGTATAGTAGCCAAAGATTTCTTTGTGTCAGGTTTATCAGAGGGTGGAGAAGAATATTTTCAATCGGTTGTTGACTCATCTACTCAATCTTATTTTAAAAAGAAATTAAACAAAGAGAATCGAAACTATCTAGAAGAGTTTTTAAAGTCTACTTTCCAACCAGAAGAAGGTGCCTTTAGAGAATTTCTTATTGGAGCAGTGTTAGGTGGGGGTACATCTTTAATTAAGAATATACCTGCCTCTCTTAAAGCTAAAGAGCAACGTAGTTTATTATTAGAAGGTTTCAATCTTAATACAGAAAAGGTAGTAGAATATCTACGTACTGAAATAGATACGAATAAGAAGTTACAATCTACGGATGACCCAAAAGAAATTGATAATATTATTGATGAAAAAATTTCAAACATAGCTAAGGTTAGTTATGAGATGGGGACTGATGAAAACAGACGTGCTTATTTAGAAGACTTAAAGAAACTTAGTATAGAAAATCTTCAAGAAGAACTAGGTATAGAAGTAACAGAAGCAGAACGGGATACATTAATAGATAACATGCTTGAACAGTTTGACTTTACTATTCAAACTATGAGAGATGTAAATACAGTATTTAGAGTTAATCCTTTAGAAGAGAAGTGGTTGAATAGAGCGTATAAGAAGCTTATGAATAATACTACAGGTACTAAGATGGGCTTATCTAATCAACTTTTTTCTACGTTCAAGAATATTTATGTAGATGCTATTCTAAAAAATAAATCACTAGGTACTCGATTAACAGAGTTACAAGATGAAATTAGTTTACATACTACAATAGACGGCACTGATCTTATAGTATCTATTCCTAATCTATTTTCAACTATCTTATCTGACCCTTCTAATTTGCAGAAAAGTATAGATTCTTTCATTACACAATTACAAGAATCAGCAACATTACCCTCTACAATAAAAGGGGGCAAAGTTTTATTTGATGCGTCAACTAAGAAACTAATAGAAAAGCTAGAGAAGTTGGATAGTACTAATATTTATACTAAATTAGCAACTATTCTTCAGCATTATAAAGTAAGTGAAGATTCAGCAGAAAAGATAAAAGAATACATTAGTACTTATAATTCTAAGAAATTATTTGAAAATGAGATAGAGGGATTTAATACACCATCTGAACAAAGAAAAATTTTTAATGAAATTCAACAATATTTAGAATATGTAGTGAATACATTAGAGGAGGATGAAGCTAAGATAAAAGAAAAAGAGGATCTTAAAGCAGCTAAAGCTACAGGTCAACCTACAGCCAAAGCTACGACTAAAGCTCAAACTACTCCAACAAAACCAGCAGCAGCTAAAACAGCTACAGCAAAGACTCCTCCAAAGAAAGGAGATACTGCAAAAAGTACTAAAGCTGTTGAAACACAAGTAAATAAAGTAAGAAACGCAAAAACAAATAATAAAATGGCAACTCAAAATAAAGAGAAAGTAGAAAGTTTAGATGCAAATAGTATAGCAGAAGCTACTACAGCAGGTAGAACTGGAAGCTCTGCAACTTTTTTAAATGCCTTTAAAAATAAAGTAGAATGTTAGCATGTGGTGTATTAGGTAAAGAGGCTATCCTGGAAATGATTAAATACTTTACTGCATTAGCTAATGAGGGTAAAGTGGATCCAGTAGTGGCTATAAAACAATTGTTAGATACTACAGACAATATAGAACAAAAGATAAATATTTATCAAGTAGTGCCTGATGTATTACTTAAAACATATCCTTTCCTTACTACAGAGGAGAAGGATAATTTGGTACCTATAGATCAATTACCTCAATTAGAGAGGTCTAATCGACAGTTTCAAGATAGGGAAGCTCTTAAAGAGCACATGTATAAAGAAGGTATCTTAGATAGGGAACGGGACTATAGAGATGATCCTAATGAAGATAAACGATTAAATGAATTAGAGGAAGAAGTAGAACAAGAAGCACTAGAGACTAATGAACCTTCCTTTATGATAAAAGGAGTAATACATAATAAATTAGCAAAAATACATAAAGGAAAAGCTAGGGAGCCACTTACTAAAGAAGATTATATCTTAGTCAATAAACAAGTAAAAAGTTTAATAAAAGCAGGACAAACTGCTAGTCAAATTTTTGATACGTTAAGAGATAGGGGCTATGGTAGTCCCAAAGGATTTGATACAGATGCAACTATAGCGTTTATTCAAGCTATGATTGATAATGATACAAATATAGAATTTGGAGACCCTACTTCAAAACATGATTCAGATCCTTTAAGTAGAGCCTTTAGTAAACTTCAAGCAAGTAAAACTGAGATGAATGATTTAAATAATTATTTAAGTACCTTTGAGGATGAAGACTATAAAACATTGGTCACTTCGTTATACAATAATAAACAGATTGAAATTATATGCTAGAGAATAGAACTTGGGTATCAGAAAATACAGAGGTGTATACACCAGGCGGATGGGTGCCTATCAAAAATTTAAGGTTTATTAAATCTTGTTTAGGAGTTAAAAAGAATAAAATAGTAGAAACAATAGTTACAGAATACAACTCTTACTATTTAGATGGGATGTTACCTTATTCCAAAAGTAAACATTTTCTACAAGGTAAAATATTATACCCTGAAGATTGTTTGTGGCAGCCAGATATTTGTCTAGAAATCCCAAAGACTAGAAGTAATAAGTATAAGGGTAAACTTTATAATATAGTAACCACTACCAATAATCTATTCATACGAACAGTATTTGATGGTGAAGACAATTTTGATTATACATTGATACTATGTGCAAAATAAAATTTACAAATCCTATTTTAGATAGCTTTGCAAAGACATTAGATCCTAATGGATTAATTGATAATGTTCAAGATTTTATTGAAACCTTTAATACTTCTGACTTAGTATATAAGTTGGATAATTTAGAGGTATCGTTAAATCTTGGATTAAAAGATGTAGATGGACAAAGCCAACTAATGTCTTTAGTACTATCTCAAGAAGATACAGGTACAGAGTTAACTGAATTTGATGGGATTTGGACACTGCCTACTCAAATAGATCCTATTAAGCCAGAAGATATACAGCCCATAAAAGAGGATGGTAATGAAATAATTGCGTATAAGAGTGGACGTAAGACTTCAACCAGAAGTACAGATGGCAATGATATCATAAAGAATGATTTAAAAACTAAAACTAGAGAAGAAGTACTTAAGAATTTAGACGCTTCTTATGTATTAGTCAATATTCCAGATTCTCCAGACTTTTATCCAGAGGGGTATAAGCCAAAAGAATATCATACTATATTAGTAGCTATTCCTGCGTCTGAAGTAAAAGACGGTATGACCTTAGAAGACATTCTATCTCATGTACCTGATTTTGCTAAATGGGATAATAGACCTTTCCCTATAAGTTTAGAGTATAGTCATGATGCTGTTAAACATAGTAATACTGCTCATGGCAAACGTGCGCATGAAAAACGAATAACAATACGTGCAGAGGAGAGTGGGAAAGAAGAAGCAGTGGTAAAAGAACTTTTTATTCAAGAATTCAATGAGGTACAATCTACTAAGAAGTTAGTAAAAGAGTCTAATAAGTATGCAGTATATCAAATAGAAGAAATAAGTAAAGGAGTAGGTGGAAAATATAATGCAGATCAAAAGCCAATACCTAGTGAGCATTTTTCTCATGCTAAATTTCTTCCTGGGGTAGAAGTATTACCTACAGGAGAGACTATGGTACAAATGGAAGAGAAAATAGATGGAAAGTTTGTGACTGTAGACGTACAAATGATTCCTAAGAAATTTACAAATACTCAATTAGATTTCATATTTGATAACTTTACTTTAGAGGATGGTACTTTTAATCCAGAAATATTACCAGTACTACAATTTGTATTAGGTAATAAACCATCTAGAGACGAGTTTGGTATAAGATATAAGGATGGTAAATTTGCACTTAGATTTACATTAGAGAAGACTAAGTTTTATATTGCAGAAGGCAGTAAGGTATCTCCTGAAACATTGTCGAGACTTAGAGATCGTTTTAATACTGTTATATTTAAGAACTATTCTATTACCTTATCCAATAGATTTGCAGGAGAAGGGACAGTAACTATTAGAGAAGCTAGTGATTATTTACTTAGAGAATCAGGTATACCTAAAACATTATTAAATACCTACCTATTAGAGACAGTAGGTGTAGGGCTAGATAATCCTTTAATTGATTATGTAGGTTTAGATTTTTATCCACGGTATTTGCCTACACAAATGCAAACACAGGAAGGTGTTCAATCTACCTATAAAGCTGTAAATAAGTATGCATATCTATCTACGCCTCAAATCTTTGATATAAAAACAGTAGCATTAAATAATTTTGAAACTACTGTTAATACTGCATTTGAATCATTAGGTGTAGAAGTACGTTATTATACTAGCATAGAAGAATTAAATAAAGCACATTTAAATGACTTTGGAGAAATTGCACCTACTACTGCATCTGGCTATGGTGTAAATTGGTATAGAGATAATGTTATTCATATGGATGCACGAGAAGGGCGTCCTTATGTGTTATTGGAAGAAAAGATACATGCATTAGTAAGTCATAAGATAAATGAAGAATTAAAAGAAGATGGCCCTGAAATACAACATCTAAGAGCCATAGCTAAGACTATAAAGGAAAAGACAAAGAATTCCAAGAACAAAGCTATATGGGATGATATATTTAATCAACCTACAGAAGGGCAGATGTTAAATGAGTTAATTGCTCGTGGTACTACTTATCCTGAATTAATAGCAGAATTAAAAAGTACTAATTTTAAAGTAGATCAAAATCTATTTAATATTTTCGTAGATGCTATATTAGATGTTGTCAATAAAATCTTAGGTATTGATAGTGATTATTATTCATTATTAGTAGCTCATAATGTAAGATTGATAGAGAAGAAAGATTTTGACTTAGATAGTGATGATGATTTAGGAGGATTATATTCATATACTAAACTACCTGAGGATTTAACTAAAGCTGATGTTAGAGATAGTTTAGATTATCTCTTTACTTTATTTATTGCACATAAAGATAGTGGAGTATCTTTTACTGAATTAGGTAAGGTATATGATATAAATACTAAAGTACGTTTTAAAAACTGGTTAGATAAAACTAAGAAGTTTAAATTTGATATAAACATTGAGGAATGGTTTAATGACTCTGATTCTCAATTTAGATTTACAGAGGAAGATAGTACTGAACTAGACTTAGAAGATATAGAGAAGAAGGAAGAAGGGACTGCGTATGAAAAAGAAAGAGGTACTGCAACAAGAATACAAGAGTTACTATCAAGTAGACTTAGACAAGTCTTTAGGCTATTACCTAAGATTGATTACTCTAAGAATATAGTTAGGAATACTAAGACAGGACTTCCACAGTTAATGCCTTTGAATGAAGTCATTCAAGAAATATATGGAGAGATTTCAGGAGTTGCATCAGTAGAAGAAATACAAAGAAAGCTTCAATTTTTAGCTAGAAAAATACGAGGAAAAGATGGTAGGAGTAGATATGCTAATCCTATGTTTGGAGCCTTTTATAAATTTATGGACTTTAAGAATAATCCATATAGTGACTTAGCTATGTCGTTTTATTCTATGATGCAGAATACTGAGTTAAAAGTATTAAAGGCTGTTAGTCAAGATGGTAATGAAAATGTGTATACAGAAAGTGGAGAAAATAAACCTAAGATTTTAGCTAAATGGAATTCTAATTTTAAAGAGAATTATGATGATAATTTTGTAGGAGAACAATTAAATGATGCTAGAAAGAAACAAGTAATAGCTTTATATACACCTGTAGGAAAAGGCAGAGAAAAAGCCCCAACCTTACAAGAAGCATATACTGTAGCTAAAGCATTTGGTATTGTTTTATCTCCTACTACTTTAAAAGCTATTAATGGAGATCCAGTATTGAAGGCACAGATTCAAAAAGCTATTGAACGATTGCCTAATACTTCTGGTATTCTAAATAGGTTTAAAGACTTTGGAGGTACAGATTCTATAGACAGTGCTACAGCACTGTTTAAAGGAACGGGTTATTATGCATTACTAGAGACTTTAGAAGCTGAATATTCTCCATACAGACGTTCCATTATGACACGGAACGCAAAAGGGGATTTAATTAATGTGTATTCATTACCTAATACTGCATTACTCCAAAGAAACCTTCTGAATGAATTTAGAGAGAAGTTAGGGGCAGAAGAATTTTTAGACTCAGCATTAGGTCAAATAGTAGAGCGATTATTAGGTAATATTACTGATGTTAAATTTCCAGCGTCTTTACGAGAGAAGTTGTTATCAGGTGAAATTCAGATAGAGATATTTAACTTAGAAGGGTATAAGAAAGACGAGAATGAATCTACATCTGATATCACTAACTATAAGTACATTAATCAACAGGCTATCTTTTGGAAGAGGATGCAGACATTTGAATTTCAAAGAACTGAAACAGGAAGTTCTGCATGGGGCTTTAGATTTGTGAGTAATAATAAGCCTAATAAGACTCCTTATATTTATAACTTATTACAAGAACAATCTGCGATAGACCAAATAATGCCTCGTTATAAGGAGTTATTTGAAGGAGAAATTTTAAAACTTCGTTCTATTATGGCTTTACCAAATAAGCCTTTTGGTGCTATTGGTAATATGAAGACTAAGAAGTATAATAATCTTATTAGAACGTTAAATAGTTTAGAAAAACAACAGGCATTAGGTGTACCTAATCTAGAAGGTAGAATAGAAATAGTTAAGCAACAGTTATCTAATGACCCTATACCGGGTGATTATTTACCTTTTCAAATCTTTGGCTTTCTACCATTAGAAACACAGGCTAAGTTAATCAAAAATGCAGATGCAGATTTACAAGTATTGTGGCAAGGGGTTGAAAAATTAGTAGCGACTGAATTAAGAAAATCTATAGAAAGTGGCAAGAGTGCTATTAAAGGATATGAGGGAGATATAGGTAAAGGTATATCTATGAACTCTTTGTTATTGAATTATAAATTACATCAAACCTATTCTAATTTAATGTTTTATGGCGATGGGAACTGGTTTGGTAAATTCTTTAAGCGAGCAAAAGGAGCAGTATCTACAGGTACAGGTAATCCTACCAGTATAGATATGTATGAAACATTGACTCCTGATATGGCTAATGTATTTGGAGATCATAAAGGTAGTATGGAAGTATCCGTAACTACTATGGCAGATAGAAACGATAAATATAATGACGAAACCTTTGAAGCTTTTAAGCAAGATATAGACACTTCTATAGATTTATTTTTAAAAGAACAAGGATTATCAGAGGAAGCATATACTATAGTCAAAGATAATTTACTAGCAGGTATTGAAGCCTATAGACAAAAAATAAATACTACTGATGGACAATCTTGGATAACTTTAGATTTAGTGAAAACTATGTTGCGATCTAAAGACTTATGGAAAACTCAAGGTTTAGATGCTTTGTATAGTTATGAAACTACTTATCTACAAGCATTAGCTAATAATAGAATTGATGAGTTATCTAGGTTAGATGGTGCAGTATTGTCAGAAGAAGATGAAGCCGAATTTGGAGATATAGGTAGAACACGAGATCTGTTTCTAGAGCATAGATGGGATACCTTATTACAGGAGAATAAAATTACACAAGAAGAGCATGTAATACTAAGTAACAAACCTCAAGCTAATTGGCAGTTAGAGAAATGGCAGTACTTTGGAAATGTTAAAGAATATAAGGAGTATAATCCTATAGTATTTCTTAAGTCCTCTTTTGCTCCTTTAGCGCCTTCTGAAGTATTAGGTACACCTATGGAGAAGGTTATGTTTGAGATGTATAGAAACAATACTCAAATATTAACCACTGAATCTGCAATGAAAGGGGCCATAGCTAAAGAAGGGGCCATGAGTATGGGGGAAGATTTTAATGATCTACAAGGTAGAGAATTTAACATATTCCTACCGTACCTGAAAGAACAATTAAAAAGTAATCATAAAGTAAAGAAAGAAAACTTACTGGCTACACAGTTTGTGAAGTTATTATTTTCTGATACTCAGGATAGTGAAAAACGATGGCATTCACCTAGAACAAAAAGATTATTTGAAGAGTATCTTAAAGTTTTAAATGATATAAGACAGGTAGAAGAAGAAAGATTATTACAGCAGCTTAATGTTACTAAGTCAGGAGATAAGTATATAGTTAATGATAAAGAAAGTATAAAGGGCGTTTTAATAGAGGAACTAAAACGTAGGAGTAAGAATGAAGAAATAACTGATGCTCAAGTAGAGTTTCTATTGGGTTTGAAAGGAGATGTGAATTTTGATTATACAGGCATGTCTCAAACGTTGTCTGAAATTCTAGCAGGGTATATAAAGAAGAGATTAATACGTATTAAGTTACCCGGGAATGCATTGATTCTTAAAACTAGCTATGGATCAGCAGATTTAAAATTCTATGAGTATCAGGATGGAAAGGTTACCTATGCAGAAACTAAAATAGGTATGCAAGGTACGTTTAAGACCTTACTTAAACGTAAGGATGTGAAAAAGAGAGCGAAGGATTTATATGGAAAGCCTACTCAAGAGCAACTTAGATTAGCATTAAATCAGTTAATTAAAGAAGGAAGTATTGATAAAAGGGCTCTTACTATTTTTGGGTATAGAATTCCTACGTCAGGTATTAATTTAATGGATGCATATGTAATAAAAGAATTTCTTCCTGTGTCTGCTGGTAATACTATTATAGTACCTACTGAGTCTGTAGTAAAAGCTGGGGAGGATTTTGATATTGATAAGAAGAACTTTTATTTTCCTAGTTTTGGTGAGGATGGTGAATTAATACAAAAGCCAGCCGTTATAACTAATCCTGATGCATTATTGATTAATGTAGATGAGCAGTTAGATGCAGTGTCTAATAAACTGGACTTCTCTAAAGAAAAGTTAAATACTATTCAAGAGGCGTTTGAAAATACTCAAAGTTATTACGATCAGTATGGTACCTTAATAGAAGAGGCTAATACTACTCGTGATATTCTACAATCTAGATTTAAAGAATTATTTGAACGTTTATTAGACTTAGAAAGTCAGGTAAGTAAAGCATCTACTAAGAAAGATAAGATGCGATTGATATCAGAAGTAAAAGCACTTAAAGCATCTGATCTAAGTTTTAATGAAACCTTAAGTTACTGGCGAAATAAGAAAGCAGAAATTCATGAGTATAAAGAAGAAGTCATGAACTTCTTTCAAGCACAAGCAGCAGATAATAAAAAATTACAAACAATACTAAATAGAAGTTTTAAGTACGATAAGAATCAATTTAGTAAGTTACTTAAAGAGCGTAAACGTATTAAGAATTATCATAAGGATACTATTAAGTTCCATACTAATAGATTGATTGATGTAGCTAGTCAGGCTATTACTCAACCTGAACGTTTTTTCTCTTTAGTGACACCTGTAACTACTGACTTTTTAGCAAATACATTAAAAAGAACTGGGAGACCTGATTCACCACCTGCACATAGAAATACTAATTTTGAAACCATTCTTAAGAAAAGAATGGAAATGGTATTAGCAGGTCAAAAATTAACAGGATTCTCTGCTACAGATTCAGTAGCTATTCAGTTATTCTTAAAGCAAGATTTAAAACTAAAGGATCATTATATTATAGAGCGTACGGTAAAAAAGAAAATTGTAAGAGAAAAGATAGATGTTGTCTTTCCAACTAATATCTTTAGATCAGCACCTAGACGTGCTAAAGATAGTTATGATTTAAATAGTTTATATACTCAAGATGGTATTTTAAAGTCAGAATTATTTAATCAGTTAGTACAGGCTACCATTGATGCTGCAACTGCATCTATTTTAGCGCCTGTCAATATTACTAAAGATACGTTATCTATTTACCAGTACTTAGCTGTAGTGGTAGGATTACCTTTGCATGAGGTTACTAGATTTTTAAATCATCCATCTATTCAACGGAAACAAAGTTACTTAGATAAAGGCCAATCAAATAATGATGCTTTAGTAAATACTTTACTATCATATAATAGTGATTATGTTAGTGTGGGGCCTAATGGTATGTATCCTAACTGGACATATATACGTACACAAAGACCAGAACAAATAAGTGATATTTATCATTTATATCTATTTGAGGAATATAAGAAACAGGCTAATGAGTACTTATCTATTAAGCAAGCTATTAACTTTGATACTACACCAGATAGAACTGCTATAGATGCTCAAGCTAGAGATAATTTAATTGAGACGTTACAAACACCTACGTACTTTCCTAAGGAAGTAGTAAATGGTGTTATAGCTGATTCCGCAGTATCTAGTAAATTTATTACAGGATTAACTAAAGATATATACGAAGCCTTTACGCCTATTAGATCCAATAAAGCCTTTATTGAAAAGGTATTATTATATGAATCATTTAGACGTACTTGGAATAAACAGAAACGAGAAAGATATAGACGTTTAGTTCAAAATGATTTCCAAGAGTGGTTAGTTAAGAGACATGTTAAAATTGAAGGTAAAGATTTCAATACGTATTTTAAGAGTATTGCTGGGTCTATTTGGGGCCGTATGAAACAATACCCTGCTTTAAAT